CAGTCGGAACACCGCACGACGACCGACACCGGGAAGCCCGTCTGGGTACAGATTGGCGAGCGCCCCAACCACCTTTTCGACTGTGAGACGATGGGTATCCTGCCGGCCTTGATGGCAAAGCTGGTCGGGCGGGGTAAGAACAAGAATGCTACCGACGAAAAGACAGTTGACAACGCCGAGGATAAGCCAAAGGTGAAGGAGTAGCCTGTCCGCTATTTAATTCGCCTGGGTGGCTCTCAAGCGGTGTCGTTGTGGTAGCGGACAGGCTATCCCTTTGACCGATGGCAAAGGCATATGGCATTCGTGCATTATCGTGGGTCTACCTCACCCAAAGGCATCTTTATGACCTTGGACGTGGCTGACATCGAGGAGATCAAGGATAGGGCGGTCGAATTGGTCAAAGAAGGTAAGACGATTATGGAATACCGTGACAGCGGTACGGATATCCGCAAGGACTGGCCGATTGACCCTCCCACCATCCTCCTGGAGTGCCGTTACGCTCTACAGATCAAACTGCCCGAAATCTACGGCGGTATTGATCGTTGCCGTGTCGGCAATATGCTGAATAACTTCCGAGGACTCTGACCTCTATGGCGCGCAAAAAGACTACCAAGAAGACCCCCGGCAAATCCGGCGGGTCTGCCCAACTGAAAAAACAGGCTACTGGCGGCCCTGGCATTTTCTCGAATTTCGAGTCTGCCAAGTTCTCCAACAAGCGTTCTTGGATTTGGTCTTCGTGGCCGACAGACTTCAAGAAGACGATGACGGTCTTCGACCGTCTCGAAACCACGCGCAAGATGCGCTGGATGGAGCTAAATGCCGGGATCATCCGACAGGTGCTGTCGGATATGGCGTTGTACAGCGTCGGAGACGGCATCAAGGCTACCGCTCGCACCGGGGTGTCGATGCTCGACAAGGAATACGAAGAGTTCTTCGACGAATGGGCGCGCAACCCCTGTGATATCACCGGGCGTTTCAATTTCTACGAAATCCAGCACATCGTCACCCGCTTGGTCTACCGCGACGGCGAATGCTTCATCATCAAGACCCGCGATGACTCTGGGATGCCAAAGCTGCAGATTATCGAAGCCCACCGCGTCTCCAGCGCACAAAGCGGTGCGCCCCCTCCCGACGAGACCGACGGCATCAAGTTCGGCAAGTACGGCAAGCCGGAATGGTACAATATCCTGCGTTCCGACGGCTCTAGCCGACGAGTTCCTGCCGGAGCTGTGATGCATATCTACGAGCCGGAAGTCGCTTCCGGCGCTCGCGCTTACAGCCCCCTTCAGCATTCGATCAACAACATCGTTGATATGCTGGAAATCATCTCCCTTGAGAAGTTCGCGGTAAAGATGAACAGCGACATCGTCCGCACCCTCACTCGCGAAACCGCACAGTTCGACGGCGCTCAGTCCGACTTTGAAGCCTTCGGTATGCGCCCTCAAGGTCTCGGCGACGGTCTCACCGATCCCAACGAGGCTTCCACTTTCATCGGCGGTAAGATTCTGGCTCTCTCCCCTGGCGAGCGCCTTGAGTCCTTCACGTCAAGCCGTCCGAATCCTACCTTCAATGGATTTATGGAGCATCTTATCCGCGACTCCCTCGCAGGTATCTTGCCCTATGAATTCGTCCACGATCCGGCTAAGGCCGGCGGTGCTTCTATGCGCCTCATCGTGGCTAAGGCAGCGCGCAAGTTCGCCCACTTCCAGTCCGTCCTCATCAACCGACTGCTCACTCCGACTTGGGGCTATGTGATCGGCGACGCCATCAACTGCACCAACGTCAAGACCTGCGAGCATTGGAACAAGGTTCTCTGGACGACTCCGAAGTCCGTCACCGTCGACGCCGGCCGTGATGCTGCCCAGAACCGCGCCGACATCGAGTTCGGTCTCAAGACCATCGGCGACAACTGCTTGGAAGAAGGCGAACACTTCTCTACGATGGTTCGCCGTCGCGCCATCGAAGCCAAACTCTTCAAGGATATGGCGAAGGAGTACGACGTCCCGCTGTGGATGCTCATCAAGCCAACCAACGTCGCCCTACAGGATATCACGGCAGAAGAGCCAGAGGAAGCCGAAGAAGGCGACGTCGACGATGACTTGGACGAAAAGTCCAGCGCCGAGGTCTCGGAGGAAACCCAGACCGAGCGCGACGACGCGGAGTCCGACGAGCTTGAAGACCCCCAGGCGTAAGCCTGTTTTCTTTTTATTTTTTATACCCTATGCGAAACCTTATCAAAGCGATGAAGACCGGGCGGCCTCTGATGATCCACCCGTCCATCGCGAAGTCGCACATCGACCGCTTCCAAGCGCTTGACGTAAACCTCGACACCAAGGCTTCCGACGTCGCTGAAATCCTCAAGATGATGTTCGGCGAACAGCCCAAGATGGAGATTGTCGGCAAGACCGCCATCATCCCCGTGAAGGGCGTCATCGGTCGTGGTCTTTCCGACATCGAGAAGATGTGCAACTCCGTCGACGTTAACGATATTTCCGCTAACATCGACGAAGCCATTTCCAATCCTGGCGTCGAGAAGGTCGTCCTGGACTTCGACTCCCCCGGCGGTAGCACCGAGGGTCTCGACGAGCTTGCGGAGAAAATCCGCACGATGCCGAAGTATTGCGAGTCCTATTGCGACAGTTCCTGCCTTTCCGCTGCCTACTACCTAGGTTCACAGGCGAAGCGCTTTAACATCACAAAGTCCGCTGAGATTGGATCGGTCGGCGTCTATATGGCCTTCCCCGATGTCTCCGAAGCCTACGCGATGGATGGCGTCAAGATGGAGGTCATCAAGTCCGGCAAGTACAAGGCTATGGGCGTCGAAGGCACTAGCCTTAGCGACGAGCAGCGCAAGTACCTTCAAGACGACGTCAACGAGACCCACTCCGAGTTCAAGAATACGGTCAAGTCCGTCCGAAAGTTCGTCAAGGACGAGGATATGGAAGGTCAGTCCTTCGTCGGCAAAAAGGCCGCCGAAAAGGGCTTCGTGACCGGGATCGTGAGCGGTATGGAAGACGTCCTGTCCGAGTACATCGTTTGACACCCGGCTAACTGCAATAACTGCTATGACCATCGAAGAACGCCTTAATTCGCTCAAGGAAGCCTTCACCGGGAAGGCCGCCGAAGCTGAAGCCTCGTCCGTCGAACTTGTTGCCGTCAAGGAATCCCTTGCCGTCAAGGAGGCCGAACTGGCTGAATCCGCTTCTCAGATTGCCTACGCCTCCGGCGCTCTCGAAAAGATGGCTGCGAAGGTAGCCGAACTCGAAACCGCCCTCGCCGAGGCCGGCAAGAAGTACCTCGCCCTGGAAGCTTCGTTTGAAACCGCTGGCAAGAAGGCCGCCAAGATTGCTGCCTCCGTCGGCGTTGATCCTGTTGAGGTCAGCCCCGTTGAAGCCAACGCTGTTTCCAAGACCCCGGAAGAAATCGCCCAAGAGTGGGCGCTCCTCAAGAAGTCCGACCCTAAGGCGGCCTCGGCGTTCTACGACCTCAACAAGTCCGCGCTCCTCAAGGCTGCCGGCCTTCGCTAAAAATGGCTCTCCCTGCTTCTCTTACGGCTGAACTCGGCTCTCTGCTGTCCGCTTCTTGGGTGCAGATTGTTGCCGATGCTAACGCAAACAGCGGAGTCACCAATCTTTCCTTCAGCATCAAACTGACGGAAACTGCCCCTCCTGGCGGCCCTATGGATTTTGAAATCGGTTATACTCACAATTTCCGAACCGAAGTCACCCAGCGATCTTTCCAAAAGGTTACTGGTACTGTCTCTTAATTACTTTCACCCTCAAACCCTAAAATACTAATATGTCTAACGCTATCGGGGGCTTGACCCTCCAGCTCGTGGCTGAAGAGTCCCTGCGGACGCTCGTTCCGCAGCTCCAGCCCCTCACCAAAATCGCGGTCACCGACTTCGGCGCTTACGTTGCCGAGCGCGGTACGACCGTCCACACCCGCTATGCTGGTAAGTTCACGGCCGCTAACTACGACCGCGCTACTGGCTTCGTCGCCTCCGACGCCGTCTCCACGGACGTCCCGGTGACCCTCGTCGATCAGAAGCACGTCACCGTCGCTTTCACCGACTACGAAGTGGCTACCCTCTCCCTGGAACGCCTCCGTCGCCTCTTTATGGCCCCGATGGCTAACGCCGTCGTCAAGTCCCTGTTCGACCAGGTTCTCGGCAAGGTCGACAGCTCCTTCGACGCTGGTTACAACGGCGCTCAGAGCGGTTTCAACCGTATCGCCGTCTCCAACATCGCCAAGAGCCTTACGCTCGCCAACCTCCCGCAGGAAGGCCGCGCTGCCCTCGTCTCCCCGGACGCCTACCAGCAGCTCATCTCCGACCCCGTCATCGCCCAGGCGTTCTCCATCGGTACGTCTGACGTCATCCGTGGCAACCGCCTCGGTATGATCCACGGCATCGACTTCTACGAGTACAACGGCTTCGACGCTGCTGGTCTCGAAACCGGCCTCAATGGTGTCGTCTCCTGCAAGGAAGGTCTCGTCGTCGTGACCCGCGTCCCTGCTGCTCCCACCACGGGTGGTGGCGAACAGACCATCGTTACCGACCCGGACAGCCAGTTCTCCTACGCTCTGCGCTACTGGTACGACTGGTCTGCTGGTCTCCACAAGCTCTCCGCGAACTGGCTCATCGGTTCTGGCAAGGGCAACCCGGACGCGCTCCAGAAGATCACCTTCGCGTAATTTTCAGAGGGGTGAAGTCCACCCCTCGACGCGCCAATGCAGAGAGGCTCACCACACAAGTGGTGGGCCTCTTCTTTTGACCATAGGCAAAGGTATGGCCGATATCTGGGCAGAATTTACCGCCGACGCATTGTCTATCCTTAACGAGATTGGCAAGGACGTGCAGATCAAGGCAGTCCCTGGAGGCACTCCCGTGACCTTCAAAGCGCAGGTTACTGCCCCGATGGTTCTCCAGGATATGGAGACTGGTGGCTTCCTCAATCAGACCACCTTTGAGGTCAAGATTCTCCGTACCCACGCATCAGCCCATCCGGGTCTTTTTGCCTTCGGTAACATCGTTATCTACGATGGACAGGAGTATCGCATCGTAGCCCTAGCCAACCGACCCCCGTCTGCCTGGCTTGTAGCCAAGGTGCAGACCAAGGTGCAATGAACACGCCTCAAGGCACGATCAAGGTAAAGAAGGGTATTGTCGTCAACGGGCAGGAGTTTCGCCAGCACCTTGGCGCATACATCATTGCTATGGGCGGTAAAGCGGCCAAGCTTCTTCAGAAGCAAGCAAGGCTATTCTGCTGGGATATGCTGGACTACACGATGCCGTGGTCTGGAGGGATGGGTATGGACGGAAAGTCTAATGCTGCCAAACAGGCTGGACGTCGCGTCGTAAGGGGTCAGATTACATCAATCTTCCTTCCCCTTCGCTACGTCAGCGCCGGGGAAGTCTTGCAGTATGGAAGTGAAAGTGTCTTCTACGCCTGGTTGAATGCCAGAAAGACCCTATCTAACCCCAAGTTGCCGGACTGGCTCTTGGTTCATCCGTACAGTAGCGAAGGCTTTGGACTTTGGCAGAGATTCCAAAACTGGGAGTTCGCCCAGCAGGGAGCAGCGATGAGTGGTGGTATGGTTGATCTATCCGGGTATTATGGACACAAAGCAGAGCAATTCCATAAGCGCTCGCGTGGTGGAAACACGACCGCTGGGTACTTTGATAATATGGAGGCTACCGCCATTTATGGTCAGCGCTTCGTCGTCGACGACGACGGTAAGATGGTTAGCGCATACTCCAAGCGGGTAGAGGCTCACGTCGGTCGACTGAAGGCCGGCTGGTACACGGCCGGCAGCAAGCTCGGCGCTATGAAGGGCGTCGGTCAATGGATCATCGGAAACCAATGGGGTACTGGAATCATCGATAACCGACTGGGTAATGCCACCGTCCCTTCCGTCACCGTAGGCAATAAAGTCCAGGGGCTTCACCGAGCCACTAAAGATGGTTTTAGGTATGCCCTTAACCATCGAGCCTACTCGATGCGCGTCGAAATCTATAATAAGCTTGTGGCTAACAATAACGCTAACCTGCTTTATCATATTGCCACCCACTACAACGTAGGTAAAGGTTTTGAAATCCAATGAGCGCCCTAATCCGATCCATCATCGAGGATAAACTCTCCGGCTACCTCGCAGCCAACCTAACGGGCGTCACCGTCCATAAAGGTATCACCGACGAACTTCGCGTCGTACCCCTCGTAATCGCCTATTGCGAGTCGGCTATGCCAGACCCTGCCTTGGGGGCTTACCCCCTAGGAAACTACCGCTGTAAGATCAATGTGTTCGTTTATTCCAGCGCCGACGACGACACTTTGGCTACCCACCGGGATAGGGTCAGCAAAGTCCACGGACTGATGGCTGACGTCGACGCCTTAAAGGCGCTCTGGAACTCAGACGGCTCTGAAGGCAAGATGTACGGCTGCTGGATCGAGTCAGACGAGGAGGGTATGAAGAGCCGAAACTACGGCAATCTGGTCAATTACACGATGGTTGCCGTCCTGCCACCTAGCCCGGTTTGACAGTCGGCTAGTGGTATAACTTACCACTATGGCCCTTCACGAATTCGGAGAAGCTCTTATTTTCGGCCCTTACGACGAAGTCGTCGGCCTCGTTGTCCAATCTGACTCTTGGACTGTCCGCTTCGCCCTCGACGTCGAAGTTATGGACGAGCAGGGTCGCGTCATCACCGACCGTCTCGACGACGAGCGCAATGAGATCACCATCGAAGGCGTCATCAAAGCCGTCGACTCCGTCCTCCCTGGCAGCACCCTCACCTATTCGGGTATGACCTTCATCGTGAAGGAAGTCACCGACCGAGGCTCTAACCAGGAGTACCGCAAGCTTTCCGTCCGAGGCGTCAAGTACCAGGAGATTGCCTAATATGACCGGGGGTATCGACCTCCGGTACAGCCAGGCCGTCAAGACTTCCATCCTAGAGGTGGAAGTCTGCGGTCGCGTTCTGAAGCCTATGTGCCTTCGGCATAGGCTCATCCTACAGGAGCTTGAGTCTCCGCTCCTTGTACCAGACAAGGTGGTCTCACCGCAAGACCTTATCATCGCCAGCCGAATCCTACATACCTACGACCTCAAAGAGATGCTGGCGATCAAAGCCAGCAAATCGGAAGCGGACGTCTACTTCAAAATCTTCCTCGATAACGAAGAGTACAAGCGTCAGCTCGACAAGATGTCGGACTATATGAATATGCAGGACAATATGCCCATTATGTGGGATAAGAAAAAGAACAACGCCAGCCGTGGCGTTCCTCTTGTCCTTGCCTGTGTCGCCAACCTTACCCGCAACGGAATCGGCTACGAGCGCGCCTGGACGATGCCGGAAGCCGAGGCTATGTGGATGTATCTCGCCAACGTGATCGCCGAAGGAGGCGACATCAACATCTTGACCCAAGAAGACCTGGACTCGATGAAGCGCCTTGAGGCTATGGAAGAAAAAATCAAAGCAGCCAAGGAGAGCCGTAAACGCCGATGAGTTCCGACGAAGTAAAAGTAAAGTTCGTCGCCGACACGACCGGCCTACAGGGCGCTACCGTACCCAACCAGATTCCTGCGGCCGGCGGTGGCGCATCGTCCGGCGGTGGGAAGAGCGGTGGAGGAGCAGGAGGAGGCGCTGGCGGTGGCTCTGGAGGTGGTGGAGGCGCAGGTGGAGCATCTTCCGGCGGTGGAGGCTCTGGCGGAAAACCTCCACCTCTTCCGCGTCGCGACCGTGCAGCGTTTCCTTGGGAAAGCGGTTGGGGTACTGAATTCGGAAAGGATTTGACCGCTCAGTTCGCTGGCGCTCTTAGTGGCATCAACCTTCTTAATACTGCTTTTGACGTAGGGAAGATGGCAGCCGAAAAGTACGTCGAGATTATCAAGATTGGCGTCGAGTACTCCCAGAAGATCGAGAAGGTCTCTAGGTTCTCCGGGCTGTCCGTCGAGGATGTCCAGAAGTACGGATACGCTGCTCAGATGTCCGGCGTAGACTTCGACACGTTTGCCAACGCGATGGGCAACGCGAACAAGGAACTCGGCAAGCTTACCCTTTACGGCGGTACTAGCATCGTCGCCCTGTCCAAGCTTCAAATCAACGTAGACAGCGTAAAGAACCATAGCGTAGGCGCAATCGACGTCCTCAAGAAGATGGCCGATGCCTACAAGAAACACGCCGAGACCGCCGAGATGGCAGCGCTCGGCAACCAGTTGTTTGGCGGTTCTTTCAAGGATATGATCCCGATGCTCCGAAACGGATCAGCAGAAATCGAGCGCCTGGCTTCTAATGCACCCGTCGTAAACTCTCAGACAATTTCCGCTTCCGCTGCCTTTGGTCGTTCCCACACCCAGATTGGTCAGACGGTAGGTGCGTTGTCATCCGAGGCCGCGAGCGGTTATACCAGCACCGAAAGCAGACTATCCAGAGAGATTGCCGACAAGGTCAGAAAGGGCGAGATGACCCCAGAAGAGGCAAGAGATGCTTTGCTTAATGCATCAAATCGAGGTGCTTCGCGTACTATTGGAAATGTCGGTAGGTACGCTGGAAACGCCTATCTTGCTGGTCAAAACTTACTAACTGGTAACTGGGGTGCTGCCATACAAAACATTGGTGGGGTTGTTGGAGGTGTTGGAGCAGAGGCTGAAAAGGGAGAAGGTATCCGTGGCGCAGGGGAAGACACAAAGACTGTCCGTGCGCGCTTCCTAGCAATGCGCGGAGGAAAAATGGAGAATCTTAGCCAAGCGGATAAGGACATTATGGCTTCCTTCGACAAGAAGATTGCCGAAGAGGGCAAGATGAACCTTCAAAGCGGTATCTTCCAGGCTGCCTCAAAGATGCAACAGGTCGGTGGCGGTGACGTCCTTTCCGCTATCTCCCGCGTTGACATCCAAGAGAAGATCGAGGATAACACCCGCAGAATGGCAGACGCTATGGATCGTATCCGATCCAACAACCCCTTCGGTGGGGACTCCAACACACCCAAACCCCCGGACACCAACGGCCCTGTAGCCAAGTAATATGAGCTTCCCTATTTATCAGCCAAAGCCCATCTCGTACAATCAGTTCGGGGTGGATATCAATCAGCGGTATGTGATGGAGAAGAACTGGACGATCCAGCACGACGGCTACGGCCTCGTCACGATGCAGCTCAAGTTCACCGCCGACTCGGATAAGTCCTACGACATCACGACCGACTTCAAACGCGGTGATTCTCCTCCTATCAATGGTATGGAGAATATGACCCTTCACCGGGCTGTCGCTTCTTCCAATGATGGCATCACCACCGTAACGGCAGATTACTGCGGTATCGACGGCGCTTCGGATTCCACGATCACCCAAGTCCAGGTAAGTAGCGCGACCTCGCAGGAAGCCATCGAGACCCATCCTAACTTCACCAAGATTCAATGCGCTAAGATTGGCAAAGTCCTCGCCGGCCCTGCTGCCTACATCTACGCCAACGAAAGCGACCTTTCCAAGAATCCCAACAAGGCTCACTTCGCCTTGGTGACGACTGGCGCTAGTCAGCAGACCCAGTATAACTTCGTAGGCTTCCTGCCATCAAAGAACCCGGAAGACCCGGTCAACCTCAAGGCCGGCATCCGTTCTTACTTCAAGCCTGGAGTCACCCTGCGATGCCTAGCTTACACCAACGACGCCGAGACCGCCAAGCGCACCATCCGTCGCGTCGGTTGGGCTAACTACGGCAACATCGGAGCAATCGTCCTGCCCCCTCCCTACAACACCCTGCTTGAAGATTTTGATGCTGATCTTCCGCTGACCCTGCCGGAAGGCGTACAGCGCAATAGGAGTTACCTTTGCACCAACGCCTCCGTCGAAATCTACGGTGGTCTATACAAAGTCCAGGCTGACCTTATGATGTCCGGCATCATCGGCTGGGACACGGATATCTACCCCCTCGACGAAACCAGCCCCAACGACTAATGGGACTAGAAGGCTTTTCCAACAACGCCTCCGGGGGTATGTCCCCTGGAGATCACCTGTACGCCAAGACGTTCAACAAGCTTGCCACGTCTGCTGACAAGGCGCAGGTCGGCCCGTCTGATGGCGTCATCTTCACCTCCAACAACGGAGGCGTAGGGATGTACATCCCGCAGCAGACGTTTGAACAGCAGAACCTGCTTCAGCAGTTCCAGATTGTCGTAGAGCCATACGAGGTGGCCGGTCAAGAGGTCGGACTGTCTATCATCCGTGTGGTCAAGGGAGAGGTTGTCTGGACTCCCAAACTACCGCAGGACTTGATCGTACCAACGAATTCCTGCACATCTCAGACTACGATTGAGAACTGGTACGCTTTACCTACTTTCCCGATTATCGATGATGAGAACTCCACCTTCATCGGGGACGGAGGAATTCGAGTTCCCAATATCGAAGGCATCAACGTAGGAATCTACGTCTTCAAGCCTACGATGCTCCCTGTTGACGTAGACCCTATCATCGTCGCAGTCCCAGAAACAGGATACAGCATCACCTGCCCCGTTCAATTCCCTGGCACTCCTCCAGTCGAAGAGGCAGTATGGGAGGTCGTAAAGATTGGTAGCGCTAAGTATGAAGTGCCGGAAGGTTCTGAAGAAGATACTCCCCCTCAATGGATCATCACACAGAAATTCATCGGCTCGATGACGCTGCCTGGAGGTGGCTCTTCTATTCAGTCTCCTCAATCAAACCTGCCGGCCCAGCTCGTCAAGGGCGATCAAAGCGGGGCTATGCCTTCTCCGTTCCAATGCCAGATTGTAAGCGTAAACGGAGAGCGTTACCTTCAGATTGCGAAGGGTACGATTGCATACAGCGCAAGCAATATGCCCTTCATCCAGTATGGGGCGTTTACGCACACCAAACAGGCTTATGCCACTAAGGTTCAAATCTGCCCGGAAGGTATGCGTACCTATGGCGACATTTACCCGTACTGGCCTTTTGATGATCCTCCCTACTCGGTGACCCATTGGATGGAGGACGGCGGTGGCTATAAGCTTTCCGACACATCTAACCCCATCGCAATTTACGCATTCAAGTGGGACGTCGACAAGGACACCCTCCCGTTCCAGGGTAACCCTAGCGTAGACACCGGGCTACCAACCATTGCCATCTTCCCCGACAGCAACTCCGGCGACATCGCAAAGGTGGTCAAGGACTGCGGCCCTTCAATCTACCAGAACACCCTCAACGTCCAGAAGATGGAAGGATATGAGGAAGAGCAACTGCAACTTGACTGGGGTCATTGCCACACGACTTACCTCAATCCGCGCAAGTTCGGATACAACTACAAGTTGATCGCTGCCATAACTCCGAACACAAACGTGTTTGAAGCATTCGTAACCATCGACAGGCCGGCTGTTCCTTTGGTTCAGAATATGGTTCAGAACATCATCTTCGTAGGCGAGGCTTCCGGGGGCGCTGTGACCATATCGCTCGGAGGACTTCCTTCCACGATTCCGTTCCCTGTCACCAACTTCTACGACCTATTCAACCCAGTCTATTCGGATGAGCTTACGCTGATCAACTGCCTTCACTCTATTCCTCCGATTGTAATCCCTGGCGTTGAAAACCCAATCAGCCTGGTCGGAAACGTGCAGGTCAATAAGGCAAGCGAGTCGTCCTACTACGTCACCTTCGTAAATCAGTTGCAGGGAATCAATCTGCCACTCCTCCAGGTCAACGTGTCTGGCGTTACGAAGTATCAGAACAAGTTTGATATCGTTCAATATCATACCGGGATGCTAGACCTAACCACCCCGATGCAGTTCGGTATGACCCAGTTGATGAACAAGGAAGGTCTCAAAGAGACTGACGATCCTTACTACAAGAATAAGGACGCAACCCCGGCTTGGAAAGATATCGTCAACAGAGAAGACGTAGTCAATTGCAAGAATTTCAGCGGAGACGTGACTACCGATGGTATGTTCGGTATGTCTCAGTTCTCCAACATTAACCCGGAATACGGCATCGCTAACGGTTGTACCGACGAAGGCGAATGCTCTCCGTTCAAGGTAAGACGAAACGGCGTTGTTGGAGAAGAAGTAGTCTACGAAATCTGCCCCGGTACTGTGAACAACATCGTACCACAGAACATCTACGACACCTTCATCCTCGTAGATGGCGATTCTGTTTGGCTTCGTTGCGATACGCGCAGCTCCGACAATGAGTACCCATATCAGATTATGGTCGAGTCCGGCACTACGATGCCTTCCGACACGGATGATTTCGGATACGTCAAGGTCGCCAAGTTGGTGAACGGAAAGATTGAACAATACATCACCGGGTCTTTGTGGACTGATCGTATCAAACTTGGAACGCTTACTGCCACCTATTACTACGCTCGTATCTAATGGGCTTTGTGATCGGCACAGACGGAGGTTACAGCACTTGGGCATCCCTTCGTGGATGCCTATGGAATCCTGGAATTAATGATGTTGTTGGGTGGCCCCCAGATGACCCTTTAATATATTTAGCACATAATAAATATTACCCTGTTGGTTCATTTGATATTTACCCACCTTGCTTCTTTATAAGCGAAAGCGGAACTATGCTTAGGAAGATTCACCTTTACGGAGGGTGGTATATCCAATACCCGCAGTTCATAGACCCTTCAAATCCAAGTTATTGGGAAGGTAATATGTATTGGCTTGGTATGGATACGAAGGACTTCGATGAGATGGTCGGTTCAATAATGGTAGCCCCACCAGGCTCGGCGGCCCTAGAAGAGTCCGCTTACGACACAAGTGGCCCTGGACAGTATGTGGCTCAATACAACTGGGGTTTCGGTATCCAGACCATCCAGAAGTTGAAGGTCTTAACTTAAAGGTTGACCCCTTTGACTAGGGGCTAGGCTTAGGACTATGGCTATCAACACCTACCGCTTTTGGATGGCTACGGACGCCAACCGTCTGCTCGCTAATCAGTTCGCCTTCATCCAGGCGGCAGCGCCCTCCTTCTACCAAGGAAACGTAGCCAACCTTGAGCTTCATATCGTCGCTACCTCCGGCGTAGGCACTATCCCGGTAGAAGTCCCCTTTCCGGCCGGCGCGGAGATCAGCGTAGCCGTCGGCGATACTAATACCTACCCTACCGGGGGAATGTGGGGACTCTTGGTTAATGATGTCGAGACCGAGCCTATGCCCTACAATGCCACCACCACGCAGGTGGCAGCGGCCCTCAATGCTCTTCCGGCGGTAGCGTCGTCTGGAGGTCTTTCCGTGTCGAAGACTGGTGACGGTTATACCATCACTTGGAACACTTATGGCCTCAAACCTACCATCGGTATCGGTTCAGATACCCTCACCCCTTCCTCCTACGAGTCCATCAGCCTCGTCCAAGAAGGTAGTACCGAACGTAGGCAGATTGTTTTTGTTGAGCTGCGCCAAAATCCGATTGCTCTAAGCACGACTTGGACTCCCCTTTCCACCCCTTCTGTCAGCGTCGCTGAAGTCCAATCCTGGAATGGCACTAACCGAATTTGGCGTGTCAGCATCGCCCCACAGCCGAGGGCAGGTAGCATTACCATCTCCTATGGCACGAAGACCGCCACGGTATCCTACAATGCCTCTACTGCGGTAATCGCCAGCGCCCTGTCCCCGGCGCAGGTCTTTTCAACCGGCCAGTTCCAATGGGACATTGTCATCGCCGAGGATAGCCTTCTTACGGCTTCTGGTAGCCTCGTAGGCTACAATGGATACTCCGGCACTATCAACTTCGCCACGGCTGAATGCCACCAGTTCCTTGCCGGAGCTGAACGTAGGCAGACCAGCTTGGAAATCTCCATCAGCGTTGACGACAAGCGTTACACTCTGATCCAGACGACCTGTAACGTATTTGCCGACGTTGTTTCTGACGGAGTCATCACCCCTCTGACGCTCGGTGTTGCCCTATCCGAACAGGTTGCCAACGCTCGCTTCGTCCGGCGCGACGTAGATCAGAACCCAGACGCTGCCACGCAGGATGTCATCTGGCAGAACCTTGGAGTCGAAACCCTCGGCTCGGATGTGGCCGGCGCTATCAACGGAGCTGACTCCCCTTCGGCAGCAAACCCCTTTGCCACGATCAGCGACATCCCAACTGTCACCTCGGCCGTCTGGGGTCAGATCACCGGGGACATTAATAATCAGACAGACTTGGCATCCGAGTTGTCCTTCCTAAATACGACCAAGTATGATGCCAGCAACCCGGATGGATTCATTACCCAGGCCGATGTTGCTGGGTTCGCAACCCAGCAATGGGTAGTTGACCAGAACTATTATCTTTCTAGCAATCCGCAAGGTTTCATCACATCCTCTGCGCTTACGCCTTACGCCACGAATGCTTCTCCCGCTTTGACCGGGACTGCCACGATCACAAACCCTCCGGGGTCGGGCGGCCTTAGCGTAGTAACAAGCGGTGTTAATGCATACACTAGTAGCCTAACCAGTAGCATACTCCGTGTTGGATTCCTCAATTACCAGAACGCAAATGCGTATATGACTGCAACTGAGGTTGGCGTTGGTGGTGACGCTACTGGACTCGCTCGTCTTTCTACCAATAATACTGGTGGTGCTAATCCTCAATTATACCTTTGGGAATACGGCCCTGCGGCCCCCATCCAGGGACGAAGCACTATCATCAAGGAAGGAAAGTTCTTCGTTGATAACAACCAAGGAGATGGCCCTGTCGAGGTGTATGCTCCTTATGCCGTACTTGACACCAAAGCCAACCTCTCTGGTGCGGCCTTTACTGGTAAGGTCAATTTTGCCACGATTAGTTCAAGTTCTCCAAGCATTAACCTTGGAGGTCAATGCGACTCTGCTCCGGCTTCGGCAACTAACGGAGACCTGTGGATTTCAAATGCGGCCTCGCCTAAACTGACCTATCGGACTGGCGGGATTAATTACAACTTAGCCGTCCTAAATCAGTTCAACACCTTTACCGGGCAGATGGTAATCGACACAAGCAGTAGCACAACTGCGGCCCTCCGTGTTACCCAGCGTGGCTCTGGTAATGCCATCGAGGTCGAGGACAGCACGACCCCAGACGCCACTCGCTTCGTCGTAGATCAGTTCGGCAAGGTTGGCGTAGGTACTGCCCCGGAT